CTACCGGGATATATCTTTTGCCCATTGTCGCCAGTTGGCAGATCAGACCACTTGTAAACACCAACGCCATACTTAGTTTCGGCCTGCGCTATCTCACGGTGACGGTGACGCACTCGGCCATCGTGGCTGTCCTGCCAAGAAAAATATTCAAAGCCAGCATCTTGCTGGCGTAAGCGTGTCATTTCTCCGTTTACCTTTGCGGTCTGGTCACGGGCTATAAATTTAGCCTTACGCTTAGTCACTCCGAATTGATGCTCTAATTGCTTCGCTATTTCGCTAGGTAATAAACCTTGTCGCATATTGCCTAAAACAATATTCGATACTTGGTCTAGGTATTGCATCGGGATTGATTCGATTAACTGCGCGTTTTGAGCGGTTGCGGCTTGCAGATACTCTTCCATCTGTGGCGAGTTTTGCAGTACATCAATGCCAAACGAGCGTTTATTCTTACTGTCAGCTTGTTTTAATGCGGTGCGTACAAAGCGATTAGCCAATTGGTCATAAGCAAACTTTGCTGTGATTGCAAGCCACTTGTCACGCAACAAAGCAATTGCGCGAGGTACTTCTGCACCCCATCGGTCTATCGTGATTGCATCTTGCACATAGTTAGGGGCTTCACGCTTAACAATCGGCATAATCTGAGCGTCAATGTCTTTCTTAACGCTAGCGATTAGCCTTTGCATGGCTACATAGTATTGAATGCCTGCTTGGTTCATTATTAAGCGAGTGTTTCTTCTACCTGCTCCACATCATCAACATGGCCATCAAACAAATTAGGCTCTTCCAATTTCTCAAGCTCAGCAATTTTTGCATCGTCAAATTGGTATTGTTCTGCTGATTGTAGATTGCGTTGAACTTGGCTTACTTGTATAACGTTTGCATCTAAATAAGCAATATCAGTATCAGCACGTAATTTAGCGGCCTCAGCAATCTCTTTATCGTTGAGTTGCGCTAATGGATTCCACTCGTAGTTATAGTCATCTGGCATACAACCTAATGCTGAACGTACTAACACCTCGTCAATTGGGTGAATGGCAGGGTCTAGGTGCGTGTTTTGTTTTGATCGGATAGAATTATAGTAATTCTTCATATCACCATCGCCAGTGGCATTTAAACCTTTAGCAGAAGTGCCAAACAAGCGTGTAACTGGAATATCAGCCGCGCCACTAATCCAAGTCATGAATGTTTCAATCACAGGCGCTACACCGCTTAAGTTTAGCGTCAGGCGGTCTAACTTCTCTTCACTGTCCAGCAATGCCATGTTGATGGATGACTTCATCAGGCTAAACATTTCGTAACGCTTGATTATTTTTGCGTCTTGGTCCGTGGATAATTCATCCGTTAAGCCCTCGCGTGTAATCACATCGATGTTGGCTTCTTGCATTAATTCTGCAATGCCATCTTTTGAGGCCACAATGTCCATAATGTCATCTAGGCACTTGCGAAGCTCTGAATCACCCCAGCCTTGCGTTTGCATCATCTGCCTACGTGGTAAACGTGCGCCCATGACTTTCGCAAAGTGGGACCAATGAATTTGTTGTGAACCACCACGGATAGAATAGAACTCTGGTTGTAGATAGTTTTCTGCGAGTACGTTCCATGTGTTTAACGTGAGCGCGGTCATATCAAAGCGGTCAAACACGATCATCCGTTGCAAACCGCCCTTTTTAATCTTGCTTAGGTTTAATGGCTTGGCTAAGTCTTGGCCTGTAATCATCAATATGCCAGCGCCACCGTATAAGCGCCCCCAGCATAAAGCCTCATTCATCACCACTGGCAAACGTAGGCGGTCTTCTTCAACACGGATAGCCTCAGCGTCCTCGCATTTAATATCACGCCATTCTCGCGTCATATCCTCGGCTGGTACGTCAACAATCTGCCTTGCTAACCAATTGGATTGATAAGCTGCATCGAGTGAGCCAAAGTCGCTTAATGCTGAAAACTTAAACTGATTAAAACTGCGCTTAGCTTTCTGCGTGCCTAACCCACTCACCACATTCACTAACCCATCGCTCGAAGGCGTGCGAATAGCGCGTTTTGCCGAAGCTGGATATTTTTCTGCGATTTGTTTTGATTGCTTATTGCTCATGGGGTAAGCCTTGATGTAATGGCTAAATTCTAGCGAAGTTCTCTTTTAAAATAGATTCCCTTGGACACGATGAAGTCGGTAACTTTTTCTATGTCTGGCTCTAATCCAGCTGTATTGCAAAATAGAATCAATGAATTGATATAGGGCTTAACCCACCACTTAAAACGCACTGTGAGCGTTAATGTGTATTGTTTAGCCATTACAACATCTCTCCGATTGAGCGTTTAACCACTAAGCTTGAGCACGCGCCCATGATGAAAGCATCTGCCAAGTTAGGTGAAGCAACATCACGCTTTGCCAGTTCATCTTTACTCTCAACCATATCAAGGCCACGTTTTGAATAACGTTTTCTAGGTGTTGATAGCTCTATTTTTAACTGCTCTAGTTTTTTGATGCTGGATGAAATGCTGATTAGGTCAGAGGGTGAGAACGTTTCGCCTTTAGTCACTGCGTTGTATGTATTCTTAAAGCGATCTGCCACATCCTGCCATGCCTGCGCCTTTAGATTCTCGAACTTGTCTTTATTCTTGATGCCGTGGGCGTACTCTTTCTCTTTGTTGATAATCTCGCCTGCCGCATTAAACTTGTGATAACCGTGCAAGATGCCAGCGTCTTTCAGTGTTGAGCCTACCTGAGCACCAACGCCTATGCTGTCATAGATTAAGCGCCCACCTTTAGCTAAAGCCCATGCGCGTTTGGCTGATTGTGCTAATTCATCCTCTGTTGCGTGCCACTCTTCCAAGTGATTGCAGATTGCCCCATAGAAAGTTGCACAAGCGTTACTATCTGCGCCACTGTCCGCCACGTCATATCCTACGATTTTTGCACCGCTTAATTCTAAATCTAGCTTGATGTGGGCATCTATTGCGGCTTCTATCCATGCCAGCTTAATAACGGCTGTGTCATCGTTAGATAGCGGCTGTCCTAGATAAATGTGGTTGTATGCATCAATGTCTATTTCTTTGGTGCGCTCTGCTTTTTTTCTAGCGGTATCAGATAGAAATGGATTTTCTGTGTAGTTGATATGCCGAATGATGCAGTCATCACCTAGCAACTTAGGCAACTCTGCCTGAACAAAGTCAGTGATTAGTTTAGGGTTCCACAATATCCAAACGTTTGAGCCATCTTTACGAATAGTCGGGTCAATCGTAGCCCATTGCGTTTTGGTTAAGCCTTCGCCCTCTTCAATCCAACATATATCGATGCCTTCAACGCCTTTGATCTCGTCAATGTTCCGCGCGATACCGTAAAACAGAAACTCACTACCAGTGACTTTATGGCGTATGGTTGAAACGCCTATATCAAACTCATGGGCCCAGCCTGCCGCCTCAATCTTCTCTTTGACTACGGTGTAAACGCTATCGCCAATTCTATTCTGGAATTGTCTTAAACATAGAAAGCGTACTGTGTAATTACGTGCTAGGAATGCGGCCATACCGCCAGCGTCTTGAGTTTTGGAGCTAAACCTCCCCCCCTTCAACAACTTGTACGGCTTTTGGCTTAACCAAAAACTTTTAAGATTTGGATTTAACTGAAACATCAGTGTAAAAATCGCTTAGTGACTTACCTTTTGGCGACATAGTGCCGTCACTTGATGTTAGGTCTACTTTGTCTGTCATGTAACCAAGTAGCTTCGCCTTTGCCATGGTTGCCGCTGTTGCCGCGCTAGACTGAACAGTTTCTGCTTGCAGTGCCGCTAATCTGTTTTCATCAAGCTCTGCAATTAAGTCATCAACCGTTATTTTGTGGCGCTCTATGATGGGTTTTCTTAATTCTTCCAGCCTTGCTATAACCTTGCTATGTTTAAGCAATCTACTTGCGGCTTCATTTACTGTTGCATCACTCATTCCAGGGGAGTACCCAGCTTTGCGATAAGCCTCACTCGCATTACCTGTTTCTACATATGTCAGACAAAAGTTTTCCTGTTTTATTGTTAACTTCTTTTTATCCACTATTTTTTGCTCGGTCATAACCTAAGCCCCTCGCCTTGATGAAATGGATTGCCATGCCATTTGTAATTTCCTTCAATTTCAAACTTAGGACTTTGTAAGCGCCTAATGTGCGTGTTCAATACTTCACTTGGTAACTTGTCAACCTTTGCTCGGTAGATAAACAACTTGCCATTGACCACGCCTCTTAATAATTGCCTCTCAATAAATCCATCACGTTCTAGCTTTGCTAAAAAACCATATGTGTTTGGGTCTTTTCTGCCAATGTGAAACGATATTTCAGCGTTAGTGCGAAATTGACCAAAGCAGAATTTAAGTATCTTTGCGTAGGTTTCTACATGATTTTCGTGATATTTGAGCGACATAAATATCCTTTCAATCTGGGATTTATTGACATAAAAAAAGCCCCTAGGGGTTAGCTAGAGGCTTTGTTGTTTTGTGTGACTTCTTATTCCTAAGAATATATTTATATTACTAAATCATCGGCAATTTGTCGGAAATGATTTGTCGGGGTATTTGTCGGCATTAATCAATATAATCATCTATCTCTTTTTGTAATTGTCCATGTAATTTTTCCAGCTCTTTTGCCTTGTTGTAAAACTTAATTGCTGAATCATGTGCCCTTTGATAAATGGTATCTCTATCAACGCCCATTTCGTGAGCGAGTGTCTTAATTGGTACTGGCCTGTAAGCTTTTAGATATACATAAACGAACGGCAATCTCTCATGGTCTGGCGCATTGGTCATCACAAGGTTAAATGCAGCGCATAAAGCATCATTCCTACCGTTTGGTGGTCCCTTGCTAACCTTAGTGTTATTTTGCATCAGGTCTAATATGTTCTTAGGTAATGGGGGCGCGTAAAATCTACGAGTGAATAGCCATGACTGCCATTTTTCCAATAGTTCATGTATCACTGTTTTGTTAACTACTTCTGACATGGTTTTTCCTTTTAAATTATCCATGAATTTTTAATCTTTTCTCTACAACATACCCATCGTTGAACCAATGTAAACTTTTGGCGCCTTGTACTCCTGTCTGCGTAGCGCATCATTCTTTTCGTGCATTAGAATTAATCGCTTATTCTTGTTTGGCTGCACAATCATGTTTGGCGACCACTTGAGTTCTTCTACTACTGTTTTTTTCAATATCACGCGATTGAGCGTTTTCTCGCTTACTTGCTTAACGATCCCCCCTCGAGACACATGATCAGCTAATGCCTCATATTGCATAGGCTTCGTGCCTACTTTAACAATAATTGCCAATCCGCTTTCAATCAGCCGCCCTAAATGAGATCTGGTGTTTCTGTCCTGCCATCCAAAATGATTCGCAATCTCTTTGCTGGTTTTTGGTGTACTGATAAAACCTAGAATGTCGTTGTATCGTTGATAGTTATGATCTTTAGGCATTAGGCTGCTTTCCTTTCTTGTTTCAATTCAATCACCGTTGCGCTTTGCTCTTTGTTGTAACCGCGCTTAATCGTGATTGGCTCAAATAGTTTGTCATCTATGTTTAATGCTCTGGCCACACCATCCAAATTAGCCTTGATGCAAGCCAGTAAGTTATCTAAATCCCGATGGCGTTTATCGTTTTGTATAAATGTCACGGTTAGCGCTATTGGCTCTGGTTTAAACTTCACACCAACTGCCACCATTTTTGTGCGATAAAACGCTTCACTGAATGCCGCATCTTTCTCGCCTTTTGTCTTGCTCCAATGCGTACCATTTTTACGGTTAGGCATTAATGCTTTGCTTGGGTAAGGTAATTCAATAATCACATCAAGCCTTTTTCTTTTAACTTAATCTGTGTTTCGATAACACCTTCCAGGTGCGCCAGTTTTAGTTCTGTTTTGCTGTAACTTGTCTTAACTCTTCCGTCCACTGCATCATGACAACATGAGCATGAATAAGCTGCGAATTGGTCATTAACCTTATGTCCTACACCATGCCCAAAACGCACACCATTCAAATGCGCTAATACAACCGTTTCAGGGTTGTGGTTGCATACGCTTGGCAAGCGGATAGTGCAATTTTCCCCTTTGGCTGATTTTGTAATTGCACTCATGCCGCTAATCTTTCATGTTCACTCTTATAAAAATTACCACCAGAAATAGCGCTAGACCTTGCTCGCATAAATGATAAAACTTCTGCGCCAGTTACGTGGTTCATCATTTCATCGTGAATCGCTACTAGCTCTTTAATTGCGTTATAACCTTCACCGTCAAATGCAAAGGTACTGTGCTTATGAAACCTATCCTTAAGCCTAAACATGGCCTTACGCGCTTTGTCTATTTCGGCTTGATAGGCATTGTTAAACAGGTTCATTGCCATCATAAAAACAACATCTACGGTTGAAGCCAATACATCAAAGTGCCACGTATCACCTGCGCCCTTTGTGATAGCTTCAATCGCACCATGTATCTGCTCGTTAAACTTAACTTTGGCTTCATCCGTCACAGGCTTGGCTAGGTTGATTGTTTTAAATGCAGCATTAACTACTACACGATGCTTGTTTGGGTTGTATTTTTTGCTACGTTTCTTACTCATGCGAACCTCAACATTTTTTCAACTACGTTATTTACCTCTTCGCGGCCTGCGTAAGTACTTAAAACATCAGCAAGCAACACATCAAGGCATCGGTTATAAACTTCTTCAAACTCTGACTGTTCCATCCTTGCAAAACTGATTGATTTAGGCTCTAACCTTAAGCGACCATCTAACCCGAATGTCTGCTCATAAAACCCTGCCGCAATCAGTACATCACTTCGGAATATTTCAAAGTTCTTTTGTACCTCACGGCCTTTGTAGCTTTTGTGCTTACGTTGCGGCTCCCATGCATCAAAACCTAGATTTAACATTGCGAAAAACTTGCGATGATGACGGCTATTGCGTGGTAACTTTGCCTCGATAGAACACAACTCACCCTCTTCAAGTCTGCTTAAGCGTGTCTTGAAGTTTTTGTAAGCAACCTGATCTGATTCACTCATGCCTCGAAGTGAACCATCTGGTAGTTTTACTAGGGTGATAGTGGTCATCACATACTCTCCAAAAACATCACACAAGACTTAGCCAATCTCTGCTCTTTGGTCTTACGTGGCTTATCTGCAATCTGGATCATCACCATTGATAGCGTTTGATGCTCTTTTGCAGCACGTAGAACAACATCAATCGCTATGCCAATGTCTGTTGGGTTTTGCATGGTTTTTAGTTTATCAATACCATCATCAATATCGCCTCTGCGCCATTGGTTATGGGCTTCTAGTGTTTTTATGGCTTGGTCTAGGTTCATGCGAAGGCATCCTCAATCTTCGGCCTAAATACAACCAATGCGCTAGGGAATGGCGCAGCATCTTTTGATCCTCCAAATTTCAAGCGACCTTTGATGTAAAATATTTCGCCTTTCATACAGAACTCATGCCAATACTTTGTATCTGTTCTAGCAGGTAACAAGCAGACTACTGTTGCGCCATTTTGCTTAGCGCTGTTGTAGGCTTTCTCTACCCACTTGCCTGTAATGTTTCTACCGTAAGGTGGATTCATCCAGCACACCCCCCCCCACGTTTTTTCAAGTCCGTTTGATTCAGGTGAAAAGAAGTTTTTGCACTTTGCATTCTCTGCTGTTGCGCATACGTCTGTTTCAAATCTGAAAACTGCATTAATCTTGTCAAAAAATGATTGCGGTGTTTCCCACATATCAGTTTCACTAGAAAACATTAAATCTGTGTTTAAGCTCATTACCACTCCACCTTTGCTGGCTCATCAAAAGCTGAGTTCATAAGCAAATCCCATTCTTTGTTTGTATATTTCTTTAAATTGTCTGGATGACCGTACCAATGAGTGTGGCAACGAGTGCAAATACGATTCCAGCAAGGCTCAAGTTCATAGCGACCATTCACAAGCACTGGCTTCGCTTCATGTAGATTTGTTTGCGCTGGATTATCACAGCAGGCTAAGTCATTCATGGAATTAACCTAACTGCGCTATCGAATCTTCTAACGTGAACACTTCGGTTGTTTCAATAATTGGAAAGCCAATTTGTTTTCTGATCTCTAGGTTCATAATCATCATCCTTGTTTAAAAAGTTGTTTAATTTCAGCTCTTGATTGAGCTGCAGTCTTTACTGCTTTCAATTCACTCTCACCACTTGCTTTCACTTCACCTGTAAATGTCTGAGTGCCATTTGTGGCGCGGTAAGTAAAACTAAATCCAGCCGCCTTCATTTCCTTGATGAATTGATTGCAGGTTTTCTCAGTCATGCTTCTAAACGCTCTCTAAGCAACTCGAATGCTGTTGCTGCCACTCTAGGAACTTGTCCATTTCCAATGGCTTTAAGTCTGTCCATCCCATAGGCCACATCATTACCAATTCTGCGAATAAGGGGTTCAGGTATATCGGGTCTGTTTCGCAAGTCCTCAACCCTTCTGACATCTTCGCCCCACGGAAACCTGGAGAACCTATAAACCTGTCTTTCCCACTTCCTTTCCCCTCGTTTGCACCTGTCCTTGGGATAGAAAGCGCCCCCTTTAGATTGATCCCATGCTTGCCTGCTATTACTGAAGGACTGTTGTGATTCGCCCCCCCCGATACCATGTTCACAGTCGGTTTTGGTAGCGACAATCCAGGCGCGTTCTCGTAGATGAACTCCACCTGCATCTGCGCATGATAAGACGCACCATTCCGCATCGAACCCCAGCGCGGCCAAGTCTGCAAGGACTGTTCCAAGTCCTCTAGTAGTGAGCATTGGGCTGTTTTCCACGAATGCGTATTGGGGTCGTACTTCGCCAATAATCCGTGCCATTTCTTTCCACATTCCGCTTCTTGCGCCTTCAATTCCTGCGCCTTTTCCTGCTGCGCTAATGTCTTGGCATGGGAAGCCCCCAGATACCACGTCAACAATGCCTCGCCACGGTCTTCCGTCAAAACTGCACACGTCAGACCAAATTGGGAAAGCTTCGAGAATTCCATCGTTTTGTCGTTGCGCCAAAATTTGTGCTGCGTAGGCATCACGTTCAACTGCGCAAACGGTTCGCCATCCAAGC